CTTCTGAATTGAGTTTATCCAACGGTCGGGCACATAGATTTGATTTGTCAATGTACCAACGTCTTGCATTTGAACTTCAACAATTAGTTGGAACATTTGGTATGGGTTGTTTGGGACCGGCCAAAGATACATTGAGGGCTCAATAGTACGATCAAACCAATACTGTAGGGAACGAACAGATGGAAACTGTTTATTTGGAAGGTTCCAGTAATCATCGCGGTTTAAGCGGGCTAATGGAATAACTTGTTGGCTAGTGGAGAACACCACTTGGCGTATAGAATAGCTAGACGCTACAGTCTCACGCAGGCGCCAGTAAAGATGTGGCTCGGTGGTTGAAATATTGTAGTACTGCCATTCATAGTCAGACATTGTGATTGCTGGGAACTGTTCTTTTAAGAACCAGTTAACTCCATCATCACTGTATTCAAATGCTAAATTATAGGTTTGAGTTGTATTTGGAGCATAAGCATTCCAACCAACATAATATACGCTTTGTGATTGCTGATAAGTAGAACCAAAATAGTTTGCGTATCCCAGTGTAGAAGCTGGTGTAGATAATGTTGGACTTAAATCAAATGCTGCTGGGGATTCTGGATTGTCCGCGGGTAAATACTCAGAAGCCTGAATGTTCTGTACATACACCCAGTTAGCTTCACGAACGTCAATAACTGTTTTTGGAAGAACTAGCTGTTGTTGCTGGGTTAGAACACCGTATAGTTGGTTTTCTAAGAGCCAAAGGTTGACACCGCGGTTAGATAAGTTTTGTAAATTATAAAAAAGAGCCTGTTTGGCTGCTTCTACGTATTCGGGCGTGACCTCTTCTGCAGTTTTACCTGCATCACGGTACGCATAGGAAATTAGCTGGTCAACATTAATTGTGGTGTTGCCCGTGGTGTTTGAATACGCCATTTAGCGCCCTCGGCCAGCGGCCCTTTTAGTTATTTTTTGTGGAAGATTTGACTTAGCTTTTCCGGCTTTTACAAACTCTTTTCCAACTTTTTTAGGTATGCCTAGCGTAGATTTACCTGCAGCGGCTGCGTACATTGCTTTTTGTTGGTCTTTACTTACTACTGGCAAAATATTCTCCTTGTTTGTGGTGTTTGCTATTTACACCACCAAAAAGCTCTGAAAAAGCTCTATGGGTTAATTTGTGGCAGGTTTTGCATAAAGTTATTCCGTTTTCAACTGTTTCTCGTAGCTTTGGAAAAAGACTATACGGAGCTTTGTGATGTGCTTCTAGTAAGCCCCCATTTTTGAAACACTGTTTGCAGGTAAATTTATCTTTTGTAAATACTGCGTTGCGCCACTCATTTTTTTCTGGACGTGGCCTATTTTTCAACAAACTTCTGTCTTCAATCCATTTAAAATGTTTTTCGCGTTTATGGCCTTTTTTGGCATTTATTTCTGGGGTATTATTTTTATCCCAAAGTTTAGTCATATCTAATTTTTTGCCATTAAATTTTGCTCGGCAAACTTTACTACAAAACTTTTTTCTTTCTATATCTCGAGTGTTGTTAAGCTGTAAAGTCCTATTGCACTCTAAACAATACTTAACAACACGTTTAAACATATTAGCACTTACCTGCTTTGCCACCACGCTTTTGCATTGGGATTGCGCCAGCTGGACTTACACCACCCGGAGCTTGTGGCATTGGGTTTGGTACTGGTGGTTGTGCTGCTGTTGCAGTGGCTTGTTGTTGAGCCAATTGAGCTTGTTGTGTTGGGCTTAAATACTGAGCAATACGCTTCTTGCGCTCTTGGTCTTGTGCCATACCAGCCAAACCACCACCTAAAGCACCACCAATTAATGCACCGCTTGAACCACCAGTTTGCATCTTTTTAACATTACCACCGCATTTAAATTTTGCTACAGTGCCTTCAGCTTTAGCTTTACGGCCTTTTACAGCGGCGCTAGGCGCATCTGGAGTTTTTCCAGATTCTTTGCTTTTAATATATGGATCTTTGTGGCTGGATGGCTTGCTTTTTTCTTTAGCTACATCACTACCAGCAAACGCAGGTTTTGCGGCAGCTTTAGACGGGGCATCAGCTTTTTTATCGCCAGTTACTGGAGTCTTAACTAATCCACCAGTTTTCATCTTTACAATCTTTTTGAATCCGTCCATAATTTCCTCGAGGTTATTGGTTAAATAGGTGATCAGCCCTTATATCTACTAATGCAAAAAACAAGCTGTTTTCGCCCTAAATTGGGGTTAAAAACAGCTTTCTTTCTTTTTCACGGCGCGGTTTTAGCACTACTGGAGTCACCCAATTCATAAATGCGTTTGCAGCATTGTTATAGTCATTTTGATTGAGGTGTTTAACTACTTCAGACTGTTTAAAATGGTCTGCTCCTATATTGAAGCATAAGCTGTATAGGGCGTCGTATTGGTTCTGGTTAAGGTGTGCCCTTACAGAACTACTTACGGCCTCGTCACACCACTTTAAATCGCGTTTAAATAGCTCTTCTACATCGTGGTCTGTTAGGGTTATGGTCTTTAGGAATTCTTCATCCGGTTTGATGAGATGACCCACCCCGATAGTCCAAAGTCCTTTTGAGTCTTTGTAGGCTTTGTTTCTTTTACCTTCAAAGTTTGTAATAAAGTTAAATGTTGATTCTGTAATGGCCATAATATCTGTTTCCATTGTTTGTACAAATTTGAAACTCTGTAGAATTATAATTAGCGTACATAACCATATTGCTATAAATAGCTTTGTATTCATGTATTCTCCTTTTTTACGCTATTATAGCGCAATTGAGGGTTACTTACTTAGCGAGTCGTATTGTTGGTAGCAGGCGTCGAGCCCTGTGCGGATGATGTCTGCTCTGGCAGCTTCCCTTGTAAGAAACTCTGCATCCTCGGCAGAAAGGGTTGCCCCAGTTCCACCTTGTCCATTTGCGGCGCCTTGGGTGCGACTGGGACGGCTGCGCAGCTGCACAAGAGCATCAGCGAGGCTGTTATTGATAGCAGCAATTTGAGCATCTTTTTCTTTCCTTATTTGGTCTGCGGCGGCTTGGTGTTCTTCTCGGAGCGTTTGGGTAAGGGCTTGTTGGCTCGCCTTGTAGCGATCGAATCGCGCAGCTTCCAAGCTAAAGCCAGTATAGCCAGCCAAAAATAAAAGTGCAGCAAAAAGTCCAATTTTGACATAGGTCAGTATTCCTAAAGGAAACATTATTGTGGCTCGGTGTCTTTTTTCATCATGGTCGACGCACCACCCGCTGCCGAAACAATTCCCAGAGCCTCCGCAAGTTCTCGAAGGCTGACCTGCGATGTGGACACCTCGAAAGCAGCCAGAGCAATAACAGCGAAGGTACCAAGTAGCCAAGTAAAGCGAGAGATATCATACGTCTGATTATCCTTACCAGTTAGTAGCTGCTTGATAAGTAATTTCATTTACGAAGGGCATCAAGTTTATCCTCGATACGGTGAACTGCTTTTAGCACCTCATCCCAGCGGCTTGCAAAGTCTTCTTTTTTGACGTAGTTGTCTGCTAGGTGGGTCCGGATGTCGGTTAGGTCGTTTTTCAGATCCTGAACAGCGTTCCAGAGTTCCTTGCAGAACCAGCCGATGGCTACACAAATTAATGGTAGCACTGTGTTGATGAGGGTTTGTAAGTCCATGTTATATATTTATCCATGCTTGATTAATATCATCAGCACTTGAAATTTTTTGCTGAATTGGGGGTACTAAATTGCCAACTTGTTCTTCTATACTTTTCTGTGCCGCTTTAGCATCAGCTAAATTAGAGCAAGCAGTATATTGACCAGTAAAAGTATCAAATACTTGGTAATCATCTTCTTGGTCAAAACTAAAAGGATCTACGGGAGTCCATGTTATCGAACCATCAGGATTATCAATATCCATATTGACTGAAAATCTTTCTTTTTGATTGACAATGTATTCTTGTTTATTGGAAGTCTGTTTATTTGTAGCGTCATCTAAAGAATTATAGTAATCATAAACTCCTGTAACAGTATTTAATACTCTGTATGATCCATAAATAGGATTTGGGTTTAATAAAATTATATTAGCTTTTTTATTAATAAGCCAAAGTGCAAAATCATTTTGATTATTATCTTTTAAAGTTTGAATAGCAAGGTTGTATTCCATGTTATTTAACCCTAAAGCTACGCCTGTATCAATTCCTTCTTGACAAGCGTTTAATTCTTTCATTATTTCTACTGTAATAATCACGATACTGCTCCATATACTCTAGTTGTATCCCCAGAAACCCAAGAAACTGAATAACCATTAAGTGCAACTGCTTTACCGCCAGATGCTCCGGGGTATGTAGTAGAAGTGATGTTGTTGCGCCCAGTTCCGCCAGAAGCCCCCCATCCCCCGCCACCACCGCCAGCGTTACCTGTTCCCATATTTACAACACCATTAACTCCAGCTGAACTACCACTACCCCCGTTACCAGCAGTAGAAGAGCCAGCATTGGCATAAGATGCGCCTCCGCCGCCAGCAGTTCCACCAGATCCGGCGTATGCTGTTTTATTTGTACTACCAACGCCACCAGCCCCGCCAGTTCCGGGGAATACTCTACCGCCTCCACCGCTAGATGCCGCACCAGCGGATGCAGAGCCGTTACCACCACTACCTCCTATAGAACCGCCAGTACCACCAGCTTGAGCTTGATATACTCCGCCAACACCTCCGCCAGCACCCCCACCACCAGATTCAGCCCCACTACTTCCGTCTGTTCCGCCGCCGCCACCGCCACCACCGCCAATGTAAGCAGATCCATTTGTATTGTTTATGGTTGCATTAAATCCTAATGAAAGTGCCGTTCCACCAATTCCCGGATAAATATTTACATTTGCAGTAGTAAATCCAGTACCAACACCACCGCAACCCATAATGTAACCATTATTGACAATGGTAAGTGTGTCGCCAGAAGTTCCACCAGTAAGCGTTAAACCGGCGTTTCCTGTAGAACTTGCCCATAAATAAATACCGCTATTAACTGTAACAGTAATATCGGTAGTGCCTGCAACATATCCACCAATAGAAGTTACATTTAAAGATGCGTCTGCGGTATTGGAGCTAAATGTATAGCTAATAGCAACACGATTGGCTATTGGTCCAGTCCCATGAAAACTGTTCATGTCTATGGCGCCGCTAGAAAAAGTAAATGGTCCGGCAGTAGAAGTGTAGTATGTTGTGCCTCGGTATGAGTTTAAGTTATTTCCACGACCAAATACAGTGTTAATATTATTTAATGAAATTGCTCCAGAGCCAGGTAAATATGTTGCCATTATGGTGTTCCGTATGCAGTTACGTTAGCAAGGGTTGTAAAATTACCAGAAGAATCTAAAGAAGCAATTGCTGTTGCCCCATTATAGAAATATAGTTTACCACCAGACTCTGTAATTGTGAAGTTGGTGGTGCTGTGGCTTGCTGCGGTAACAGAACCGTTAACCAGCAAATTGCCTACGCCGGCGTCTGTACTTGTTCCTATAGACACACCACCAGCGGTAGAGATTCGCATACGTTCAACAGTAGCAGCTTTAAATACTACTGGGGCACCTGCGTCAGTGCCGAATACAAGCAACGTATTTGTTTGGTCCCAGTACATCTGGGCTTTTTCAGTGCCATTGTTGTATAATGATAGTGTAGTAAACTGCTGCCCACCATTATCAACGGAAAGGTTATTTGAGTTACCGCCTTTGACGTACAGTGTCGCTGGTGTAGCAGTTGATCCAATAGATACGTTACCACTAGCATCTTTGTAAAACTGGCCAGAACCCAAGTTAACAATACCAGTACCGCCAGTAAGAGTAGTGGAATATGTAATGCTTGTTGCACTCACATAACCACCGGATAAGTTGGTTGCGGTGTAAGACGTTGAACCAGAGTATCCACTAAAACCCGACGCACCCGCTGATCCGTTTTGACCAGAGTAGCCACTAATACCACTGTAACCAGAAGCTCCAGATCCGCTGTAGCCAGAAAAGCCGCTGTATCCCGAGATGCCTAAAGAACCACTAGAACCATTAATACCGCTGTATCCAGAAAAGCCGCTGCAACCTGAGATGCCAGAGCCGCTGTAACCAGACACGCCAGAGCCACTATAGCCTGAGTAGCCAGAAAGGCCGCTGTAACCAGACGTTCCGTTAGTTCCTGTCCCGCCACTGTATCCGCTGTAGCCACTAAAGCCACTTGTGCCGGACGCTCCGGTACTAGATGACCAGTAAAAGCCGCTGCCGTTGTATCCTAGGTACGTGCCAGAGGTTCCGGGCGCCGCCATAAAAGTAGTAGAACTTACACCATTTTGGTATGGAATTTGACCTGATGTTCCACCAGAAAGATTGGTTGCGGCCACAGCACCTGCTGCAGAGGCAAGTAAAGTCACAGCACCACTGGTGTTTTTAAAATACAACTTGCCGTCAGTGATGTTGATAGCCAACTCGCCACTGACAAGGTTACCCGATGTAGGGGCTACTCCTGACGTTGAGCTGTAGTAAAGACTAAGCGGTGTATAGCCGGATTGGGCCATAGTTTATTCCTCTAAATATTTTAAAACTTCTTTTGGTTTTACAAACCGGTCGTTTTTATGCTCGGTGGCTTCCCACCAAATAAACTGATTTTCTACTAAACAAGACCGGTCTTTTAGTAGGTTAATATTTTCTGGATGTCCAAAGATCAACGGATCAGATGGACCCCATAACACAATTCCTTTTTTGCCTTCGTCCCACCCTAGGTGCTGGATGAAACTGTCAATGCTAATCCAAATCCGGCACTCTTTTAGCAGTGTGCGTAATTCT